CGATGCCGCCGAAGAGATCGAACGACTGCGGCTCACCGACGAAGAGCGGCAGGCGATCGCCTGGCTCTGCGGCGACGTGGCAGACATTACGGTGCCGCCTGAGGAGACCCTGCGGGGCCTGCTGGAGAGGACAGCGTGACAAAACGTCGGCTAAAAGAAATAAGTGCATAGGTTTTGTCACAGATCAAGCGAGGCTTGACCTATCCATGCTAACGCAACCCCGCCGGGGTCGTTCCAGATTCAGGAAAATGGAAAATGACATCCACGACTGACAGCCTCGAGCACGACGTGGCCCTGTCAATCCACGCCTTTTACGCGGGCGAGCTGGACGCTGGCCGCCGCGCAAGCGATCGCATCCTGGCACGCGACGACCTGTCGCCGCAGACAGAGCTAATGGCACGGGCGAACCGGTGTTGGTATAGCAGGCTACTCGCCGAGCTGTGCCAGTGCGTGGTTCTGCGTCAGATTGAAGTTGCACCTGCCCGTGATGGCTGGTCGACATTTAACCCGTCGCTGCTGTGGCACGACGGCGGGCTGCTGTGCCTGGTGCGGTCGAGCAACTACCGCATCGTCCAGGGCCGCTACGTGATGCCGGAAGGCGACACAAAGATTCGCACCGAAAACATTTTGTGTGAGATCAACAAACTGACGTTGGCTGCGACGGGCCGGCGAGTGATCGACGGGCCAGCCTATCCGTCCACCGACTACGACATTACGGGGCTCGAGGACTGCCGCCTAAGGCACACGTCCACGGGAGTCGGCGTCAGTTGCACGGTTCGCGACGTGGCACCGTTTGACGGCCGCTGCCGGATTGCCACGGCGGATCTGGACGTGGACGCGGCCACGATGACTGACCTGACGGTACTAGACTCGCTGTCGACGCAGGACCACGAGAAGAACTGGATGCCCATTGAGGGCCGCGGCGGATGGCTGTATTCCTGCCGGCACACGGGTCGAGTGGTGACGGTCGACGATGACCCGTCACTGCCAGGCTGTCACTTAATGCACGCACGGCAGCCCACGCCACCGATCGCCAGAGCCTTCCGCGGCGGTGGGCAGCTGGTTCCAGCCGAAGGCGGCTACCTAGGCGTGATCCACGAGTGCGCACACATCGGCCACCAGAGGGCCTATGAGCATCGATTCGTATGGTTCGACAATGAACTGCGGATATCGCGCATGTCGCCCCCGTTCGCTTTTCGTGAACCTCGGGCGATCGAGTTTGCCGCGGGCCTCGCTGTCGTCGACGGCATGGTGTATGTGTCTTTTGGCCACAAGGACGAGACGGCATGGATCGCAAGCCTATCGCTTCAGTCGCTGTGGCCGGCAATGTCGCCTGTGTGACCGCCTACGTGCGTCTGGATTCCCAGCACCGGTCGCATGACGAGTACGTAGGGCACGTGAATCGCTTGCTGGCCCTGGGGCTGCCGACGGTCTGCTATCTGGACCCTGCAGCCGTTGGAGTCACGCCCGGACCGTCAGTGAAGACCGTGCCCTGGACGCTCTCGCAGTGCTGGCTGCGTGAGCGACTTGACGTCGTAGGCATCCCGCCAACTAGCAACGCAGGCAAAGACACTGCAGCATTTCACGCCGTGCAGCACGCGAAGCCGCAGTGGATTGCCGACGCGGTGAAGCACACTGACGCCGAGCTGCTGGTGTGGGTGGACGCTGGCATCTTTCACCTGGCAGATCTGAAACGGTGGCACATTGACGCCTTTTTTAGGCGCGTAGCCCGAGCACCGCGAGACCGCGTGTCGCTGGCGTCGATCCGGCCGATTGATCAGCTATCCGCCGGCGTCTGCGAAATGGACTACCAGCACCCACAGTGGTGGATTGCCGGTGGAGTGTTTGTGGTGCCGCGGCAGCTGGCCCAGTGGTGGTACGACGAGTTTCGCCTTGAGGTCTGCGACACGATCGCAAAGACGGGCGCGATTTCCTGGGAGGTGAATCACATGGCAGCACTGTGTCGCGATCACCAGGCGCGGACCGCCCTCTGGCTGTGCGAAGACCACGACCACACCCTGTTTGATTTCCACCCATGACCCGTGACTACGCCGTCGTTATTCCGACATACAACCGCTACCAGGATTGCCTACGGGCGATCCGGTCAGCATTGTCGCAGACAGCGCCGCCGATGGAGATTGTAGTCATCGACGATGGTAGCGACGATGAGCGTTACCAGTGGCTCGAGGAGATCGTCGACGATTCACGGGTGACCTTTTTGCGGCTGGCGCACAATACCCGCCAGCGTCTACACGTCGGGTATGCGATCGGGGCCGTGCGAAACATTGCCCTACAGTACCTGGACGTGTTGCATTTTGACGGCTGGATCGCGTTCTTAGACGACGACGACGAGTGGATGCCCGAGAAATGCCAGCGGCAGTTTGAGGCGGTCGAGTCCCTGGGCAACTGCCGGCTGATCGCGACTAACGCCACAAATCGCAGCCCAGCCGGCGAGCTGTTGGGCACACACCACGGCCAGCATGGCCAACACCTGGGCGGCAACGTCTACGACGTGACGCGGGTGATTGTCCGCGAGAATCCAGTGATTAACTCGACCGCCATGATCACTACCGCCCTGCGGCAAAAGATCGGATTGCAGCAGTCGACCACGCCGTGGGAGGACCACGATTTTTGGCGTCGTGCGGCGGCGCACACGCGAGTCCTTCGCGTCAACGATCCGCTGGCGTACTACACCACAGGAAACGAAAAGAGCTACCAGGTATGAGAATCGGCGTCTATGCACTGGCCAAAAACGAGCTAAAACATGTGCCCTATTGGGCCGATTCGTGTGTTGACGCAGACGTCCGCGTCGTGACCGACACGGGCAGCGCCGACGGCACCGACGCGGCCCTAGCCGACGAGGGCGTGACCGTAGCACGTGGCAACGTCGTCCCGTGGCGGTGGGACGATGCGCACAACCTGTCGCTTTACCATCTGCCGGCCGACCTGGACGTGTGCGTGCGGCTCGACCTGGACGAGCGGCTGCAGCCAGGCTGGCGGCAGGCGATTGAACGTGCGTGGACGGGCGAAGTGAATAATCTCCACTACCGCTACGTGTGGTCCCTGCTGGGTCGGAGAGCGGGTCATTGCCTACGCCGACGGTCTGGAAATCCACCACTATCGTGACCCTGGCAAAAAGCACACGACCGACCTAACGCTGCTTGAGGTGGCGATCCGCGAAACGCCGGACGACGCGCGTGCCCACTGGTATTACGCCCGCGAGCTGGACTACGCCGGCCGAGACGAGTCCGCCGACGCATTCCGCCGCTACCTGGACATGCCTGGCGGGACAGCGACTGAGCGAGCCTACGCGTGTCGCGTGCTGTACCGCAGGACAGGCGACGAAAAGTGGGCGGACAAATCGTCACGGGAATGCCCGCATGAGCCAGACGGGTGGCTACTGTTGGCCCTGATCCGACACCACCAGCGGCAGTGGCAAGACTCGCTGGCGTTTGCTGAGCGGGCCTGCGAATGCACGCAGTCGAGCCATGCGACCGACCCGCTGGCACGTGCCAGGGCTGCAGACCTGGCGAGCGTGGCCAGCTGGGAGCTGGGTCTGCGGCGACAGGCCCTGACGCTGGGCGAGCGTGCTGCGTCACAATTGCCAGAAGACGAACGTATTCAATCAAACGTCCGCGTAATGGCCCAACTGCTGGCAGGTGCTTAATGACACTGATAGTGGACTACGCCGACGCCCTGGCCGACAGCCTCGACCTGTACTCGTTCTCTATTTCGCCGCCGCCCGAGGTAACCCGTGACCACTGGCCGACGTTCGACCTGGAAGACATGTCAGACCCGGTGATCGCGGTCGTGCCTGGCGGAATTGAGGTGTCGAGGACGTCGAGAGATGTTCAACAGTACGACTACCAGCTGGCCGTTTTTGTCGGCCGCAAGGCGATCACTACTAGCCAGGGCGACGCGGTCAGCGAGCTGGCCGAGGAGGTCCAGGACGCGATCTGGGCTCACGAGTGGGACCAAAGCGTGGAATGGCCGGCCGGATCGTCGTCACCGATGACGGTCGAGACCGTGCTGAATCCTGACGACGGCCTGGCCGAGCACAACGCGTGGCGGGCCGTGCTGACTGTCACCTACAGGTCGTTTCGATGATCACCCGCGTCACCACCAAATACATCAACGACCAACGCAAGGTTGATGCTGCCTACACGCGTGGACTGGCCAAATGCCTCGACCGTTCCGGCACGATCACCAGGCGATCTGCCCAGCGACAATTTTCACGCCGAAAACCCAAGAAGCGACCGACGTTTACGCCGGCTGGCGACCTTGATGGCGTGCCGGTGATGGCTGCGAGTTTTCGCCCACCAATACCAGGCAAGGTGACGAGCTGGCGAACGTCACGAAACGCTGGCGGCTACCTGCGCAGTGCCATTTACTACGCGAAGGACATGCGAGCCAAAACGGTGGTGATTGGACCATCGGCGACAGCAGTGACAGTCAATCAGCTGCAAGAGTTTGGCGGTTCTGCAATGCGGCAGCTGAGGCTGGTAGCACCCAGGCCATTGACCGAGTTTGCCGGCGTCCGATTTCAGCAGGCCCAGTACGTTGGCATGTGGTCAAACGTAAACTCTCGGAAAAAGGGCCAAGTTGCACGCAGGGCCACGGCAAAGGTCCCGGCCGGCCGATTCATGGGCAAGGGCCTCGACGCAATCCTAACCGATTTGCCACAGCAGTTTCGCGGCCTGGTCCAGGGACCCTGACCACACCCCCTGCTGCCACCTGTGCCGTCCGCCCTACCCTGGACGGACACCGCACAGGAGCCAGCAGACATGGCCGTGACCCTCGGCAAAGACGTCGCCGTGACGGGCGTCAGCAACGTCCGCAGCGTGAGCGTGGACGCGTCAGCCAACGAAATTGATATCACAGTGCTAGGGGCGTCGACGCGGGCGTTCAGAAAAAGCCACATTGAGCTGACGTGCGAGCTGGAGTGCGTCGACGCACCAGGCGTGGACGTTGGCGACACGTTTACCCTGACAGGACCGTCGATCGGAGGCTCAAAGACGTTTATTGTGACGAACGTCAGTGAATCACAGCCCCTGGACGACATTGTGACCTTCACCGTCAGCGCATCCAACACGACCGCTGCATAGGAGCCAAACATGGCAATCACCCTTGGCAAGGCTGGCAGCGGAGCACCGACCGTCGCTGGCGACAACATCATCTCGGCTGACCTGGTCGAAGAAGCGGACGTGATCGAAATCACGAGTCGCTCAACGTCCTCCGACGGCAATCCGGCCTACCGGGAGTACCAGGTTGGACTGACGAGCGAGACGTGGGAGATCGAGTGCTACGACCCGACGGGCGTGCTGACGTCGCTGCAGGCACAGCTGACGTCTGGCAGCTACGGCGTTATGAGCGTTGCGGAAAACGTCAACCTTGATGGCCCCGTGACCTACACACTGTCGCTGCGCAAGGGCTGAGCCGAGCCGGGAGGCACTTGTGGCGATCAGCCTAGGCAAAACCGCGACTGTAAGTATTGGCGGGATCACGGCAGGCGCACGCGACGTCACTGTGGACGAGTCGGCGGAAGAGCTGGAGTTCGGACTGTACGGCATCCGCGACCGATTCGTTTACACAGCGGGCTACACCCTGGAGGTCCAGGTGGAGCTTATCGACGATGCTGCGTCTGCGTTGTTCGCGGTGCTGCAGAGCGGCGCAGAAATCGCCGTGACGGTATCGCCCGGCGGCGGTGCGTTTGTGGCAGTGGTCACAAACGTGTCCCAATCGTCATCGCTTGACGGCCTGACGACGTGGCGCGTGACGGCCAAGAAGACATACCCAGGATTGAGGGCATGACGTGAGAGAGATCAAAGACGGCGACGGTCGCACGTGGCAGCTGGCACTGACAGTGTCTGCCATCTTGCGGGTGCGTGACTTGGTAAAGATCACCACCACGAGCGAAAACGGCGAGCCCCGAGAGCAGCCGCTAGACTTAGCAAACATTGCACAGATCAGCGAAACGCTGACGGCATTGAAAATCAACTACACCACGCTGGGCGAAATTCTTTACGCCGCAATGATGCCGCAGGTGGAAACTCGCAAGCTGACACGCGACGAGTTCTTGGACTCGCTGCGTGGCGACTCACTTGACGCCGCTGGCGTCGCAATCGTGGAGGAGCTGGTGGCTTTTTTCCCCCAGCGTCACCGTCGCGTCGTGCGGCTCATGGTCGACAAGTTCGACGAGCTGCAGCTGGCGGCGGTGACGACAGCAGAGCAACAGATCGCACAGTCTGGCACGCCGTCTGGGAGTGTGCCGGGATCATCGGCGTCCACCCAGGTGACTGGACCTACAGGCAACTCCAGGCGGCGGCCGATGCGCGATGCCAAAACGACTGGTGGCACACAGCCAACATCCTCTGCCTGACATACAACGCCAATCGCGGCAAAGGAAAACCCGCCAAGAAGCCACACGACTTCCACCCGTTTGCTCAAAAGCAAGCGCGACCGGCGACAGAGGAAGACCTTCGGCGACTTTTCGGCACCGACACCACCACACCGAAAATAAGTGAGTGAGGCATGGCAGGCGCACAGGGAGTTCGGGCGGGTCGTGCGTTTGTAGAGATCGGTGCGGACCCGAGAGAGTTCCAGCGGGCGCTGAAGAATCTGCAAAAAGGCATTGGCGAGCTGGGCCGAAATCTGCAGATGGCCGGCGGGACGCTAATGGCTGCGGGTGCTGCCATTGTCGGATCAATCGCCGGTGCATCTGCACAGTTTGCGGCGACCGGTGACGCAATAGCGAAGATGAGTGCCCGGACAGGCATCGGCGTCGAGGCCCTGTCGGCCATGTCGTTTGCAGCCGAGCAATCGGGCGCTGACCTAGAAACGTTTGAAAAGGGCGTCCGGCGAATGCAGTCGACGCTCAACGATGCGTCGATGGGCATGGCATCGGCTACCGACTCGCTGTCAGCCCTGGGCCTGCAGGTGGCTGACCTGCAAGGACTGTCGCCGGACAAGCAGTTCGAAATTCTTGCCAACGCCCTGGCTGGTGTTGAAGACGCATCGCAGCGGGCCGCCCTTGCACAACGTATTTTCGGCCGAGCAGGGACGGCACTGCTGCCACTCATGTCGGCAGGCGCTGGCGGATTTGCGGCGCTGCGTGCAGAGGCAGAGCGCCTGGGCCTGATTATGGATGCCGACACGGCAAAACAGGCCGAGGTACTGACCGACGCTATGAACAGCCTGAGACGCGGTATCGGTGCTGTGGTGTTCCAGATTGGATCCGCGGTCGCCCCGGTATTTTCCGACCTGTCCCAGCAGCTGTCGAATGTTGCCGGCGGTGTCGCCAGATTTATCCGGCAGAATCAGCAGCTGGTGAATCGCGTACTGAAGGTTGCCGCCACTGTTACAGTGGCAGGCGGTGCGATCTTTGGCCTGGGCACGGCGCTTCGCGTGGCCGCGTTTGGTTTTGGCGGCATAGCGTCTGCGGCAAGTGCGCTGATTCAGCCGCTTCGCCTGGTGGCTGCCGGCCTGGCTGGCGTTGTGGTATTTGCCGCCCAGGCAGTTGTGGCGATCACCGTCTACGCAGCCCAGTCGATCGCAGCCGCTGCGGCCACGACCGCAGCGTGGGTCATAGCCAACGCACCGATTGTGGCCATCGGTGTCGCGATTGCCGGCATTGGTCTGGCGGCAGTGCAGCTGGCCGGCGGCTTTCGCGCTGTCGGCCAGGCGGCTGCGTCTGCCCTGCAGCCGATCGCTGGCTGGGCGGGTGCGGCTGGTGCGTCTATCGGCACAGCGTTCGGCACGGTGTTGTCCGATGCCAAGACGGTGTTTTCCGATCTGTACTCGACTGCCGTTACCACGTTTC